CTTGTGTTATTGGAGTATTAGATGAATTGTTTTGCTGTGCCTCAATTACCTGCTGAATATATTTATCTTTACTATCAAATGGGGTTGGGACGCTCTTACTTACAGCCATCTCTCAGCCTACTTCTTTATTTTTACCGTTTTAACAGATCCAGATGCAGTTATTTTAATTACGTCTGGCAAATTTGTTTTTACATTACTAACTTTAATGACAGCCATTATAGTCCCGCACTAACATCACCAATTACAGATATTGTTCCTATAACTGGAGTCCAGACTGTTTCGTCGATTGTTATTTCTAGGTCAAAACTTAACTCTGCAACTGTTCCACCATAAGTAGTTCCCCAAAGCGATGTGATTTCTGCGGGAGCAGTAACAATAACATACCCATCAAAAGACTCTACTTCTAATTCATCAAGAATATCCGTTTTACGGTCATATGCACTAGCAAGGAAACTCCATCCATCGGTGTCTAGACTAGTAGTTTCGTCATCATTTAAAAAATCAACCCTAATGGTAGATGTGTCACCACGGACAACATTCCACCTTATAGTAACTGGATCGGCACCAAAAATCTCTGGTTCACAAGAAGACATAATAGGATTATACCATTAAATATCAAAAAGTGCCCAGGAGAGCATTTATAGAACTCCCAGACACCTATTATTTTTGATTTTATTTGATATATTTTTTTGTAACAATTTAGTAACAATTTTGTATGTTTTGTCTCATTATTTAAGATTTAGGACCAGAGTGTCAATTCGATAGTGTATACTTAAAATATATAAAGAAAAAAGAATATCTTTAAACCTTTAATATTATTTATATATTATATATAGAGAAAATTATTTATCAGTTTTTGATATATGTGTTAGTAAAGTGTCGAACATCTTATCTATTTTTTTATCCATATCTTTTCTCATTTCATTTGCTTCTGTCATCCGAACTTCTAATCTCGTAACTTGGTCCTTTAAACTTGATCCAGAATTGGGCCTCATTTCAGATCGTATTTCGTCAAAATAATGTTTTGTTAACCATTTGACCGCTGCAACGAGTCCTGCTACAATAGTAGTAACACCTATGATGATCTCGATAGTAAGAGCGGATTGGCTTGAAAATAACATAACATGAGTATTATAACATTATTATTTGGAGATATATAAAATGCAAAGCGCTATATTGGAAACACTGCAGAAGTCGCAAAAAATTATTATCTCTCCAGATGTCGATGGTTTTATGTCGGCGGAGTTATTGAATCGCAAATTCGGTTCGCAAATTGTTGGTACATACGATAAGAACATATTATGTCTTGCTGACGATGTTAAGCCTGAAGAATGTCTTTTCGTCGATTGTGATATGAATACGAAAGAGTTCGTTTCGATCGGAAATCATATGAGAATTGAAAATGACAATATGGCCGATGCGTCATTCAATCCAAATCGTTTTTGGAAAACTAAAATGTATACTTCAAAGTTTCCTTACGCAACCTGTTTTTTAATTTCGTCGGCAATAGAGGTTGATCTTGATCTATATGACCTTAAACGCATGGCTCACGCTGATTCAACACTAATCAATATGGAAAATTACAGCAGTAACATGCGTACATGGTCAAAAAGGCTCAAAGAATCCGATGTAACTCCAATTATTGAACAAACCTTAGATATCTCAGACATTAGAGTGAAATATCCAACACAATCTTTTGCATCAAAAAGGTTTGGCAAGGAAAGATATCTAGATACCCTAAATAAGGCCCTAGAAAGCGAGGGGACGGATTATCTCCCATTAACTAAGGGTACCAAGTATATGGCTGATAAAGTCGGCTTAAACACCCTTATAAGGTATATGGATGATATCATTTCATATGCGGAAATATATTCAGGTGAGTATAGTGTCACGTATAACCAGGAGATTGAGTTTAGATGACCAAAGATGTTAGGCCTTGGGATTTAATTAATCCTAATCAGCCAAAAAGCACAGATGAGATTGTTAAGTCCCGCCTAGAAATTTGTAAGTCTTGTGAATATTTTAGACCTAAAACAGAGACCTGTCGCAAGTGTGGATGTTTTATGAAATTAAAAACCACTTTAGTAAATGCTAAATGTCCGATTGATAAATGGTAGGCCAGTTATCTATCACGTATACTAGCCCAGAGGCTTCATTATAGTTTTTAAAAAAAGACTCTGAGTTTATAATTTTATCTATCCAATTAGTACATTCAGATACAGAAGATAAAAATGATTTTTCAGTTTGTCTCGTCATATCTATGTGCAAAGACATTTTGTTCTCTGATCCAAAAACTTCTTTTATGTCTAGGCATGATTGATAACCACTAAAAATAATTGGTTCAAATATAACAATAGCGCAGTCTGCTTTATTTTTTAAATTATGTAAAAATGTTATACGATCTTTTGATATTAATGGCATAAAGCCTGCAAAGTAAAATTTTTCAGGCAATATACCAGATGTAGAGAGTGCTGCAGTTATAGCACTAGGTCCAGGAATTGAATATACAGGTAAATTCTTTTTTCTAAACTCTGCAACAATTTCAAACCCTGGGTCAGTAATTAATGGAGTTCCTTGATTTCCTATAATCATTATACTTTTGCCATCTTCTTGCATTTGTAATACATCTTTAATAACTTTATCTGGCATACTTATATATGGATTAAACTCTATAAGATTTTTATTGGATATGTCAATATTTAATGCAAGCATCATCCGTTTAAATGAGTTAATATACTCGCATATTATTACGTTAGATTTTTTTATTTCTTCCAGCGTACGTTGTGGAATATCTTTTTTATTTCCTATATCTATAGCAGCAACGATTAAAGCCATATATATGAGTATATCATCTCCCCCCCAATGTTGTATACTGGATAGACGCTCAATAAATGATCAGCAGTAAAGGGAGAGACTATGATATTTCACAAGCACTTATTAGTAAATGCCAAATGCCCAATAGGCAAATGGTAAAAGAATGTTATAATCAGATTATGAAGGTTAAAAGAATAGAGCCCTTTCAAGTTGAAAACTTTTTAGGGAAAAAAGAAATAGATCTTATTTACAAAAATGTAGATCATTTAATGGAACAAGGTCTCCATGAGAGTGGAGATAAGTATGCTAAATTTTTTAAATTTGCAAATAATGGTTTTATAACTACATACGGTCCGTGGCATCAAGATATATATAATTTCTTTATCAAGAAAGGTGAAGAATACGGACAGAATAAAATACCTTTTACAAATAATGCCTTGATCTTTGCTAGATACTCACATGAGAGTGGTGGTGTTCCAAATTTATCCCCCCACATAGATGTTGTTGCAAATAAGATTATCTATACTTGCACAGTTAGATTAAAGTCTAGCAAGCAATGGGATATATACGTTAAAGATGAAAAATTTGATATGCCAGGTGAAGGTTCGGCTGTATGGTTTACTGGAAATCAGGATGTTCATTGGAGACCAGACATAGAATTTGGTCCAGACGATTACTATGACATTATGCTAGTCCAAGTTTGGTCTGATATAGAAAATGAAGAATATGTTCCAGACCATAAAGAAAAAGCAGAAGCCCAAGAAGAAGAATATAAAGCCAAATATGCACATCTATTACAAACAAGTAAAAATGTTATGAGAGACAACAATACAGACTGCATTGGTATCAGCGATGGACAAACTACAGATGATGCCTACAGGGCTGCTGGATATAATCTATAACTTTTTGTGATCTGACTCAGACTTACAAGAACAAGAATCACAGCAAAATTCTGAAAAAATTTTTAATGCCAAACCATCGTTTTCTGGTTTATCATTCCACATTGCATATTCAAGGTTATCTAGGATTGCCATCTAAATATTATACATGATATAATTTTTAAATGCACCTAGAAGACATAAAGTATATTAAAAACTTTGTAGAGCCAGAAGATGCTCAGTCTCTTATTGACCTTATGGATGATTTACGATCTAGGAAGAAACTTAATAATGAGCGAAAAGATGGCACCTTTAGGATTTATAACTCTAACTACCCAGAAGTGGTAGAGTTTGTCAAAAAATATTCTAAAAAATTTATTGGAGATCAAAATCTTTATTTTCGAGAAAACCTTGTAGCCCTATATGAAGAAGGATCTTTCATGTATGACCATAAGGATGTAGAAAATGATACAGAGACAGTTAGTACGGTTATATATCTTAATGACGCATATACTGGAGGAGAGTTGTCATTTCCAGAAATAAATAATGGTTATACTTATGCCCCCGAAAAATATGAGTTAGTTTATTTCCCTACTCCGTTCCTGCATGGAGTGACTCCAGTTAAATCTGGCAAGCGATATATTATAACAATTTCATATACAGATCAATTTAAATACAAAAACCCTAAATATTAATTACAGGATGAGCAGTAGTTGTCGACACGTAGTTGCTCTTTTGCAACCCAGATAATCCTGCTACAGCGATAGCAAGACCTCATAGAGTATTTCTTTTCTCTACGGTCTTTCCGAATTTCTAGTCCAAGTAAGTGCATATATTTATTTTATCACGCTTGACCTAATTTGTCAAATAGTGTATACTAGAAAACTAGATTGGAGAAACCATGATATTTCACAAACACCTACTTGTTAATGCCAAAGTAGAAAATCCTATCAATACCGAAGAGCAAGGCGTTGATTTCCTTACCCGCCTAGTTGAAAGTATTGACATGAAGATTATTAAAGGACCTTTTGCGTCCTATGTTGACAAACCAGGCAACCGTGGCCTTACGGCTATTGTAATGATAGAGACTAGCCATGTAGCATTTCATATATGGGATGAGCAGGATCCATCATTAGTTCAGTTTGACTTGTATACCTGCGGAGAATTAAATCTTGCTAAGGTTCTTCTTGCTTTTGGAGAAACCTTTAAAGTTGTAAGTCTAGATTATCAATTGTTCGATAGAGAGAATGGCTTTGTCTTAGAGGACAGAGGCTCTTGGCCACAAATCTGAAAAAATTTTTATTTTCACTTTCATAAAAATCTGAATATTTTGTTCAGATGTACGATGCATGATTTGAAAAAATATAACAGAAAAAAATAGTGAGCACATAAAAGGGGGAAGCCTTCTATGTGTCTTGCTGTGCGTCCTCTATGTAATGACTGCGATCATAGTTAGCAATAGTCCCACCATTTTCTAGGTGGGCTTTGCGTCTTAGTTGCTCAGCAGAATACTCAGCCACTTACTTATCTTTTCTCATTAGTCTAATAGAATAAACTAATGCGATAGTGCCAACTAGTAACCATGTAGGTAACTCTACTTGTAGTCCTATGCTATCAGCATAGATACTAATAAAGTCTAAGTTAATATAAAACTCCATAACTATTTAACCTCTACTTCTCTAATGTTGTAAGTGAAACCCTTACCTAGTTTATTTAGTTCAGCGATAACCGCTAAGATTTCTTCAGGCTTGCTAGCCTTATTGCCTACAGATAGCAAATTGCCACCCTGCCATAGTGAGTAAGTGATAGTCATAGTTAGTTTCCTACTTTCTTGTTATTCATAACCCAACGGCTTTCGTTAGGTGATAGGTAGCGGTGAGATACCACTCCGTTAGAGGCTACTAGCATTTCTAGGTAAGCCTTTCTAGTCATGTAGTTGCCTACTGAATTGCGAAATACTAGGGGAGTATTTGTATTAGAGGAAGCCATAGGGTGGTTAGGCTCTAGAACCATTGTATTTAGTGATATCATTTTGATACCCTTTCTTTTAATCTAGTTAGCGATTTGCTAACCTTTTTGCTGACCTAATTTATTTGCCCTATTGCTAGGGGCTCACTTAGGATTTCTTATTTAATTGTATGTCGTAAGACTATCACACTTTAGGCGAAAAGTCAAGGGGACACGCCGTCTATTTGGTGTGATTTAGGCCACTTATTCGCTACGCTCATGCGAACACTTGTTCGCCTTATTTGGTAGGCTCATTAGCCTTATCTATCTCTATTTATTTGTATAATGGAATACTATCACACTACCCCCCAAAAGTCAAGTCCTAGCACGGCGTGTCGTATGTGATTTAGCCCACATGACAAAAGGTGCAAAACGGACATCTACTCGGCGTGGTCGGGCGTGTCTTGGGTGGGCTTAAGTCCCCTTTATAGATACCCCCAAAATGTGGTGTAACTCACAATGGCATATATCCCATATGTCCGTTTTGTGGTACCAAAAATGTCAGTGGTGCCTGTTATACTTCTAGTATAAAGAAAGTCAGAAAAGGTTTCTGAACTAGAAAGGAATTCAAATGAATTCAACAATTATCCAAGTGTGTAAATCACACGTCCCTAATAAGTCTGCTATCTCAGACGTTAATGATGAGCAATTCACTTTTTGTGAAGTTTGCGAAAATAACATTGAGCGTTGGTATAACGATACTGACCCTGAACGTCTACCTATGTGGACATCTTGGCAGGTGTCTAAATGATAGACTTTGTTAAACAATTAGAATTAGAAAACTATCTCTCAGATGAAGAGATAGACCCTCTAGCCAAAAGGTTAGATGAACTTATCCTGAAAGGGGAATATAAATAATGAATAATTTTGAAATTAAAAATAATCTGTTAAAAGAAATTAGTCAATTAACAGAAAATAATTATCCTAAAATGTGGGGTAGTGCTTCTGCGCTTCTCACAATTGAACAATTAGAAATTATCAAATCAGTTATGGAAAAATAAATGATAAAAGAAATAAAAAATAAAATAATTCGCATTCAAGAATTGCGTCGTAGTAATGCTGCAACTGCAATTCCATCAAAGAAAAATTATTCAAGAAAAATAAAACATAAAAATAAATTGCAATAAAAAAGCCGAGCCTACTCGGCGCAGACGGCGTGTCGCTTTACGTACGATGTGGTTAAGATCACAGAAAAAAATGTCTCAAACTTTGAGATTTACGGCGTGTCGATTTGATTTTGTGAGATTTTTCTGCTAAACTTACGGAGTAAGAAAATAACGAAAGGAAGTGGCTAACAATGGCTAACTTATACACAATACAAGATTTACTAATTGGTAAAATCTATAACTCAAAAACTTTGCGTGGTGAAATTATCTCCGCAGATAAATCAGATATCTGGTATGAAAATGCTGAAGGATATTTGGTTCAGGTTCGTAGCGATACTGGTAAATATACTTACCGCAATATCGCAGTTCAGGTTGGTGAGTAATGGGATATATAGAAATCTTTCGCCTTGATGAGCAAGGTGCTGGGTGGGTTGACCTTTCTGAGGCTACCCCCGCAGAAATCCTTGACCTAGAAATAGGCTTATTTCAGGAAGGGGCTCTGTGAGGTATCTCACATTCCCAATGTCCTAAATGTCGCAATTTGGATTTGATAATGTCTGTTAAATCTGTTAAACTTACCCTATAAACAAACAAACGAAAGGAAGTCAAATAATGACTTACACTGTAAAACTAGAAACCTTTAGCGGTGAGGCAAAATCTATCGCTCTCCCTAGCAAGGGTGCTGTTGCTCAATTCATCTCAACTTACCCAGAAAAATTGCCTGTTGGTATTTCTGTAAAGGTTGCTTGCGATGCTTTAGGTGTTAGTGGCACACTAAGAGGAAAGGCGTTGGTGAAATAATGATAAACTCTGTAATGGCTTTTGACTGTGATGAGTGTAATGGACAAGGTCTTATCTTTTGGGGTAATGACCTTGACTATGATGTAGAAAAATGTAATTGTAATAATTTTGCACTAGGCAATTTATTTACTAGCGGAGAGGCTAACTAATGACTAGAAAAGACTATATACAAACCGCCAATATCTTAAAAGAGTTTAAAGATGAAATTCCGCAAACTACTTATGAAGATATAATAGATTTATTTTGTCAATGGTTTAAATCTGATAATGAAAATTTTGACTATGCAAGATTTGAAACTGCTTGCGGTATTGATGAAATTGGTTTAATTCCAGCATAATAAAAAATTCCTGAGCAAGAATAAAAACTGCTCAAACATTTGTTCGAAAAATCCCGAGGCGTTATCCACAGGTTTATCCACAGGCTTTACGTGTGTTTAAGATCACACCCTGAAACTTTCCAAAAATTACGGCGTGTCGTTGAAAATGTCAGTAAAGTCTGATAGGGTTATCTTATAACGAAAGGAAAACTAATGGGAAAGTTTAAAGATACTTTAATGGAGATACTTGTTCATAGTGATTGCTATGGCGCAGGTTGGCAATTCGTAGGAAATGCGATAGACTATGATGTATGGGCGTGTGAGTGTAATCCTTACAATATCCCTGCTGATGAAATACAGGAATACCACCAATTATTTAACACTAAGGAGAACGCATAATGGAATATAACTATTCACTTACTACTTCCTATGATGGGAAGTTAATTCATACCCTGCGAGTTAGCGATATGCTAGAGGCAGTAGACGCTTGGACTAAATGTGTAGACTATGGCACAGCCAAAGAATACGCAACATATAACTTATCAGACCCAATAGGTAAAATGTATACTAAAACTTTCTACACTAACGGAGAGGTCGTAATTAAATAATGGGAAGCGTAACCGCAATTGGATTAGCAGACACAACACTAGACTTAGAAACACAATTACTTTATCACTTAAAGGGTAATCATTATCCACCAGTCCCCGCTGAAATGGTTCAGCCTTGTATTGAAGCAATTGACGCTTACTATGATAAGGACTATTCACGAATGATAGATATGCCAATGGTTGGTGATTTTCAGATTACCTACAAAGGTAGTAAGCAAGCACCAGCAAGTGCAATAGTAAGCCAGCACCACTTAGAATGGTTTATTGAACCTAGTGATGAGTAATAATATGATTGATCTAGAAAATGATGATACCATTACCATTATGGATTATGTTAAAGTTGATGTATTAACTGCAGGTCAATTAATGGTTGATGATTTAATTGTTATTAACGATGAAGTTGTATCTATTGTTACTATAATTTCTTTAGTAGATGGCTATGAATTAGAAATCATAAATGATTTTGGTGAAAGAGAAACAGTTACAGTTGGCGAGTACGACCAATTTGATTTAATGATGTTGCAATAAAGGCGGGGCCGAGGAAATGTCCGTTTTGCCCTATTTTCTTAATTACGTAGACTTGTATTTTTGCCCTGAAAATGTTATAATTAATTATGACCCAATTAAAAAGATCGTACGACAGGAAAGTTGCTAATGCAGTCACAAAAAATGGAAAGCAAGCCGCTATGGCTAATACTTTTGGATTACCTGCTGGCAAAGAATTCTCATGTCCTGGTGCCACTAGCGTCTGCGAAAGTGTCTGCTATGCAGGAAAACTTGAAAAGTTATTCAAAGGAGTAAAGGCTAACCTCCTTCACAATTGGGAATTATTAAAAGACGCTGATGAACCTACTATGGTTAATCTATTGCAGAATATGATTAATGATTTTAAAAAGGATTGTGAAAAGAAAAATGCTCCATTGCTATTTCGTATTCATTGGGACGGTGATTTCTTTAATGATACTTACACTCTAGCATGGAAGACTATCATCCTTAATAATACAGATATAAAGTTTTGGGTATACACTAGAGTAAACTCTGCAGCGTTAATGCTCAAGGGCATACCTAATCTATCCTTATACTATTCAACAGATAGTGAGAATAAAGAGATAGGTGTTAGTCTTAAGAAAGATCATGGTGTGCGTCTTGCATACCTTGCCAAAAATTTTGCAATTGGGCAGGCAGATATGAAAGAGTTATTCAACCGCCCTGGGGCTAAATGTCCTGAGAACTTAAAGTCAATTCCCCTAATCTCAAATGCTGGTAGCGCTTGCGTTTCATGCGGATTGTGTGTATACTCTAAGAGCGATATCGTTTTCTCATCCTCTAAAAAGTAGGAGTATATGGAAATCTTATTACTAACAGTATTATTTATCATGATTATGTTTGCTGGAATGGGGCACTAATGTCCGTTATGTCCGTTTTGCCTAGTGTGATCTATCTCACAGAAAAATAATCTCAAAATGTGAGAAATACTAGAAATCAACTTGTATTTCTTGCCAAAAAATGTTAGACTTATACAGTAAGCCCAACCAACAAGAAAGAAGGAAACACAAATGGCAGTATCAACCGCAACCTACAAAGTAGGCGACCTTTACACTTCACAAAAGTCAAAGGTTACAGGCACTATCTTGGAAATCGCACCATCAAAAACTGGCTCAACAGTTAGAGTTAAGTTAGATGTTAATGGCGCAACACGCTGGACAACTTGGACAGCAAAGTAAGTTTAGCCTAGTGGCTAACTATCCTGAGCAAGATGTAAAAAGGCTCACTTGTAATTATCTTAGCAACCTGCTAGGATAGAACCCCCATCACAAAGAAAAGGAAAAACCCACAATGGCAAGAGGCAAAGCAATAAATGTAAAAATCGCTACACCAAAGGTTATTACAGCCCTAACAAATAAGTTAGCAGAACTAGAGGCTAACTACAAGAAGCAAGATGAGAACGAAGCAAAGTATAACGAAGCACTAGAGGTTTGGAAAAAAGAGTTATTTACTTTCGCTATCGCTAACATAGATAAGGCTCAAAATGTGCGAACAAACTATCGCCAATGGTCAAACAACCTTAATGTTGATTTTGATTTAACAGTTAAGGAAGGCGAGTTCCCTGCTGAACCAACTAGGGACTTTGAGCAAATCCATCAACACACTTATCGTGAGATGAAAGAGGAAATCTCTAACGCTATCCGTATTCTTTTAATGACGGACGAGGAAACAGTTAGCACTAGCACCTACAACGCTATTGCTCGTTATCTTTAATTAGATAATTAGGTGGGGAAGGGTATTTGACTTCCCCCCTAAAAAATGTTAGACTAAGTAAGTAAGCAAACCCACAAACAGAAAGGTAAGACCCAAATGACACTAGGCGGATACACATACCAAATAGGTGATTTATTCACCACTAGTAAAACAGGCGTAACTGGTAGAATTGTAAAGTTCTCACCAATTAACTCTAAACTAACTCGTATCTCATTACAGTTAGCAAGCGGACAACGCCGTTTAGCAATGGTAAGCACAACTAAATAATTTATCTCTGATAAGCACTTGGCTCATCTGCTAAGTTATTCCTGAGATAAGACTCCTGAGCATGAGTTCTAAACTGCTCATCTTTTAATTCCCCGCAAAAGCGGGGCCGAGGCAACGTGATCTAAATCACATCTCATTATGTGAGACTAATTAAGAAGCAGGTTTGCATTCCCCCAGCCTTTGTGATATTATTATATTAACAACAACAGAAAGCAGGCCCCATGGGAAACGAACTACAGGACGCAGTAACAATCGACAAATTAGAAGTGCCTTATAACCCAAATCTTCTCGTGACGTACAAGGCCATTGCTGGTACATACGCTGCTCCTGAAGAGCCAACATATTTAACATCCAAGGTCACTGAGATTGAATGGGACCTACACAATGGCCGTACAAATAAAAAGTCATTGCAGAATCTGCAGGGCACAGTGAATTCTCTTGAAGACTTAATCGTCGAATGGTACGACCCTAACTATTCTAAAGAGGATGTTCTCGTAGCGCTTTGTCAACACTTTGGTATTAATCCAGTCAAGGAAGTTGAAGTACAGGGCACTGTATCATTCAGCGGAACAATTAGTGTTCCAATTGCAGACCTTGCAGACTTTGACTTAAGCAATGTCACAATTGATGTTGATTTAAGTTCATATGACTATGACGCAGACTTAAATGTAGATGAAGTGTCATTAGAAGACCATTACTAAATTTGATAGGGGGCTATCAACACTGGCCACGGTACAGCCAGTATAAATAAGGGGCCAAAGATCCTGAGCATGATCATAAAAGGCTCTATTAATTTGCAAAAAACCCGAGGGGCCCGAAATGTCCGTTTTATACCATTTAAGAAGGTTGTCCTATGTTCCCCAGTATTAGTTGACATTGTCAGTCATGACTGCTAGAATTAGTTAAAACAATCGAAAGGGAAAAAATGGCTCATGAATTAGAATCTCAAAATGGCGCAATTAGTTTTGCATCATTTCGTGAACCTGCGTGGCATGGTTTAGGAACTGTGTTTACTGAAGAAAAAAATACTAACGAAATGTTAGTTGCTGCTAATCTTAATGGATGGAATGTTCGTCTTGAAGATATGCCAATCCCATCACACCTAACTAGCGACAAGGCATACCAATATGTTGTTCGCACAAATCCCACAACTGATACACAAACTGATGTTTTGGGTGTTGTTGGTGAGCGTTATCATGTATTGCAGAATGAAGATTTATTTTCATTTGGTGATAACATTCTTGATGGTGGCGGTCGTTGGGAAACTGCTGGCTCAATCAAGGGTGGTCGTGTAGTATTTGGCTCTCTTGCATTAGAGCGTGAAACTGTATTAGACCCTAATGGTGTTGCAGATAAGGTTAAAACTTATCTTCTCATTAACACATCACATGATGGCTCAATCGCTATTCAAGCAAGCATAACACCTGTTCGTGTTGTGTGCGCTAACACTCTTAATCTTGCATTGAATCGCACACGCAAGAAAGATGGCGTTAAGCAATCATTCAAGATTCGTCATACACAAACTGCTAATGGTAAAGTGCAAATTGCTCGTGAAACTTTAGGCATGGCTAATAAGTATATGGACGAATTTGACAAGATGGCACACGCCATGATTTCAAAAGAAATCTCCGCAAAAGATTTCAATGACATCATTCTTGCAGCATATCCAAAGCCTGAAAAAGATGCTAAGGGTGCAATCAAGAAATGGGAAAATAAAGTAGATATGATTAACGATATTTACACTGGCGAATTTAACGGAATGATTGCTGGTAATGCGTGGGGTGCTTTCAATGCACTAACTGAGCGTCTTGACTGGTATCGTTCTGCTCGTGGTGGCTCTAATGAGTCAATGCTAGCAGCAGCAAGTGGATTTGACGCTGCTACCAATGCAGAAAAAAATCGCTTACTAGATGTTGTGCGTAATACGCTACAATTAGTTTAGTAAATAAATCCTGAGCAAGATTTAAAACTGCTCTCTGGTCCCATAGATCAATTGGTTAGATCGTTACCCTGTCACGGTAAAGGCTACGGGTTCAAGTCCCGTTGGGATCGCAAGCGGGGCCGAGTCCACCAAAAATGTTATTTATTTTTCTATTACGTAGCACTTGATTTTTTCGCTGGAATTTGGTATTATTTATTTATGACCCTAAATGCTGAAATATATGAAATGAACTATGCTTGCTCTCCTGGCGGTGTTGACTGCTGGGAAATCAATATTCAAGGATATGGCGAAAGCACCTGTATCTCTGAGTTTAAAACTGCTGGTCATGCCTTACAATACCTACTTGACAATTATCCAACAGATGAGTTAGAATTAAATGTAAAGTCCCTCAACTGGTATGAAAAGGAATACGAATGAGAACCGTGACCCAACTAAGAGCCCTAACTGTTGGAAACTTAGTACAAGAAATTTATGACGACAATTACTCTCACTTAGAGTTTATGGATAATATGGGTGGAGAAGATTGTGATTGTTCAGTCCATATTACTCTTAATACTATTTTAGAATATTGGGAGAAATAATGTTAGGCTATACACAAAGAGATTTAGCAGACATGACTTATGGTGTCTATCAGGCAGACCTGTTAGTTAATCCTGATGAGAATCCTGCAATCCATAACTATCTAGTTAAGGCTCATGATTTCCTACAAGGCCTATGGGCAGAAGGGTACTTTGATAATGCCAGTGATGTGTGAGGAGTGCAAGTGCTCCATATGGCTAGAGAATAATCCTGATGGTACTAGGACATATGGTGGTTGCGAGAATGGCTGTTCTTGTTGTAATCAAGACCCTGAAGTTCAAAAGCCAAGGTTTAATTGGGTAAGATACACCTTTGTTTGTGACCCTGATGAATGTGACTCTCTTCTTGAATTTACCGCCAGGGATGGGTATGGCTTCCCAAATGGGGTAGTTAGAATGAACTGCCCTTGTGGAAGAGAAATGTCATATATTGGTGTTGAAGACATTAAGGGAACCTTTTACGAACCTGTGATTAAGGTCACATCTCCAAAGGTTGTCAAAATCAACTCCAACCCCTATAATTAGTATTAAGACACTAAAGAAAGAGACCCTGAATGCAAAACTTTATTGAGTTATCTGAGGAAGAATGGTTTAATACATACAAGCCAATTCCTAATCACATAGACCCTAATGCTTCTTTTCAAATTGAAGACGGCGTTGGCTATATGTTTGAGACATATGGTGATGAGGTAGAGTTTGTTAAATCTCATGACCCCTCCTATATTTGGATGTATGGTGACGGAGACGACGGCGGTTCTTATATCTGGAATGGCTGGCATATCGTTAATAGGATTGGGTACTTTGTTACTGAAGTTCCTTGTCCCCCTGACACAACCATTCAAATCCAAATAGGTGAATCACCTGAAGAGTGCTCTAAGTGTGGGGTATACATATATGACCCTGAAGAAGACGACCATGAATGTGAGGAAGAGTAATGCATACACTGCACTGGATAGCCGTAAAAGCAGAAAGCAGGCAAGAAGCCTTTGACATTGCTACAGTAAGCCTGTTGCCAAGCGATGAGGGGTATCGCCTTGCTGACTGGTCTGACTGGCATGTAGTTGGTGGAGGCCGCTGGAGTAAATCACAATATAAAGATTCACAAGACATGATCATCTCCTATGCTGAACAGTCTGATGAATTTATGAAAGTACTATCAAACATCAAGCAATATCGTATTAAGTACATGAATGAAAAATTGCTGAAACTTGATAGCGGATTTGATAAACTCAAATCAGATATCGTTGATTATATTAGTAATGATTGTAAACTAAACAATGATAGGGAGTTTGATTTTTCTCGCTGGGAAATCAAAGAAGCCATTACCATGCTAAGTAGTGAGTGGACCCCTGACAGTGGCTTTTACGATCACAGTGAATTTACCGCCAAGTTTCAGTATCTAGAGGAGAGACTTGACAAACCTGAACAGTCTAGGCTAGAATATCTAGTACCAGTAGACTTTCATTTCTAAGGAGACCCAAATGAAAAAATATATAGTTTCTATAAGCATTGGAGACAATGTTCAAATTGCAGTAAATGCAAATGATGAGGAGCAAGCATTTAATATTGCTCAGGATATTGTTTTCGACAGATATAAAATACTAGAAAATAATACATCTATTGGACTAGGATATGTATTTCTTAACGAAATCATTGAGGAGACCAACTAATGGCAAGATGGGAAGTTGAAGTAATATTTGAGCCCACAGGCGATTATATGAATTTTGAATATGAAACTGACAATGAAGATGAAGACAGCATCTTTAATGAAATTAGTAATCAACTGTCAATCGTACCCAATCTAATAGAAAAGAATGAGGAAGAATAATGGGAGCACGTTGTACATTTGTATTTAAACAAAAAGAGGACCTAGCGGTAGCGCTGTACAGCCACTGGGGTGAAGACTCTATGTATTCAGACCTAGCACAGGCCCTGCAGCATGCAGCGGTACGTAAAGGTGATGCTGAATACTATACACGTATGGCTGTTAGTTATCTACTAAAGGATTCCATTCTGGATGAAACAGGGTATGGACTCTATGCCTGTAACCCTAACACTGCGTTAGATTATATGGACCATCCAATATTAATTGACCTGACTAATAACACTATCAGTCATGATGATGTCAATCATAAAGACATTGACAGTTTTATTAATTATAATTTGCCTAGCAGTGTACACGCTGTGTAGGTATCATCCGCAAAGGGTAGGGGTCACCTAATGCGACAAGGTGGGGGGCGGTTGTGGGACTTGCCCTCCACCACTTAATTCTGTATAATGAAAGGAACTATGAGAGTATCTGCCAATGAAAGAGTTGCTAAAAAGATACTAGACCTGCTAGATTATTGGGAACTAGGCGAAGATGAAGTTGGAAGATATTTGGCACGCCTTGCACCAAAATCTTTATGGGAAAAGTTGATGTTAATGCTAGACCATGCTATACTAGAACGAAACGAACAAGAGGGGATAAAAAGTCTTGACGACCTTACCGCAGACGAAGATAAAGATTTTATCTGAGTTATGGATGAAATATAGAGATGAAGAAGCCTTTGAGGAGTTCTTTGACTATAACGATATAGGACTTCCATTAGCATACTTTATTGACTCTCAAATTGTAGATCCCTCTCCAAGAGCAGACTTATATCTATCAGAATCATTTGATATGCTTCTTGCTTCTCTAGAATTAGAGGATTCAGGATTTGAGAACTTGGACTCTATGTTAGATAGTTCTAGTACTTATGACGGCTCCCTGTAAAGGGCGTCGCCTCGGGTCCCTATTTATCAAACCATCATATTACGACAGATCTCAAAAAATCGTGGAACTTTTTAACAAACCTTCAAACCTTATTACGATCCAAACCTTTCTATCCCCAAACCTGATATAATCATTATATGTCAAACCTTACATCTCCAAAACAAACCAAGTGTTATTATTGTGATAATGATGCTATCTTTTACTCTGATATAGATGGTTTCTCTATAGAGGTTTGTAGGGTTCACTTTAAGTATATGTATGTTGGTTGATCCCCCGCCAAAAAATAATGTTATAATGATGATATGAGTCCCCGCCACTTTTCAAGAGCAATGTTCCGCCGTCAGTCTGAAAAAGAAAGAGAGATAGAAGAGGCGATAGAGCACGCAATTTCCTTTGCGTTTTCCCCAGTGATACACCCAATAAAAACGTGGGGCAATTTGAAGCGGGTATTTAAAAGATACCGCAGACAATCTGAATCATAATACTACCCTATATAAAACCTTAATATTTTCAAACCTTTTTATTATTTTTATTACGAAATCTTTTATTTTATCCTGGAAATCCTATGGTTTTAAAGGTTTTTTATTATTTTTTTATATGCTTTTTGGGCTTGACAAACCATTGTTTCTGGGATATAATCTGGCTATGAGGCATATAAGGTTTGATGGTTTGATGGTTTAAAGGTTTGATGGTAGGGGGTTTGACGCCGCCCTCTTTACAAAAAAACATTACGAACGCTACGTATAAATGCTCCATTACACACCACTTTCCTCCACTTTACTCTTCAGTCAGATCTAAACCTCATCAGTAATATTTATTTGTCTAATAACAAACCCTAAAACCCTCATATCAGGCCATAGAAGGCTATTAGAGAGTCTTTCTCCTTGCTTCCCATCTATCAATATCTTCAGGAAAATCAAAATCTTCAGTCCAATCATCTATCTCCACAGAGTGAAATCTTGTTCTGTCTTGGGTTAATTGATCATACAAACGCCAACCACCAGTACTGTAATTCTCTTTAGATTCTATGATTTTTAATATTGTAGACTCTAAGACAGGAATAGAAGAACCTTCAAACCCTATGCCCCATATCTCTTTCCATATCTTTTTTGTAAGGTTAGATCCTTTGCTGCGTAGATAAAATGATAGGCCATAGGGGTCATTCATTATTGCCTCAACGGCTTCATCTGTAAAATATACATCTGCAAAAACCAGAATATTCTTACCTTCTGACCAGATGTCCCTACTTGACCAGAACTTGGCTATATCTTTCCATTCTTTATTTTTGGCGGGTATATAAGTCTCGGCAAAACCTTGTTCCTCATCTGCGACGATTATGACCTTATCAGCATATTTAGAAAACTGCCTATATGTCCTTTCAATCAGGACTTCCTCTTCAATTACAAGCCTATGCTTGGGAGCACCTCTATAGTTATTCCACCTTGTGCCATCACCTGCTGCTAATATAAAGACTGTTTTCATTATTTGATTATACTAGGTTTTATATCATAACAGGGGTGTTATTGGCTATAGGGTTTGATATGGTTCTTTTGACTATCCCGCTCAAAATTCAGGCTACCAGCAATATGGCATTTGTAGTGCTTTGTTTGGATAACTGTCGATAATTAATGTTACATCATCTGGTTGTTCAGCATTAAACCTTTGAGCATATTTCTCTTTTAACTCTGATAGTTTTCCAAAAATAGTGGTTTCTCTAGGAGTAGTTAGGTTGTAGCATAGGACACCATTACGATCCCCCATAACTTTGATACAGTCATCAAACCCATCAGCATCAAAAAAATATGTTATTAAGAATATGTATGGGACTGGGCTAACTCTATAGGCCTGTAAATTCTTTAGACGCATACCCTTTTCTTTAGGAAGAAAGCCACCAAATAAAAATGCATTTGAGATACCAGTAGATACCGCAGATGAAATTATTACACTGGGGCCAGGAGTTGATATTATTTGGATACCACGTTTAATGCATTCCTGGGCAATTGCTCCCCCTGGGTCTGCTATCCCTGGCATGCCTGCATCGCAAATTACATAAACATCCTCTCCTGATGTTAATAGGTCTAGGACATTACGAATGAGTGGTTCTTCCCCTATATGGTCAGGCCAAGTATGGGCATACATTATGTTGGCCCCAGTTTTATCTATATTTAAAGATTCTAAAAATCTCTTAAAGTCTTCTGGGTTTTCTGCCACTATATTTTTAGCCTCTTTAATATAATTCAAAGATCTAATAGACATATCTTCTGGATTTCCTATAGGAGTTCCAACCATAAATAATTTGCTCATAAAGCCATTATAGCAGTTGACAAACCTTTTAGTATGTTATATACTTATAATGCTTAACAAAAGCCAGACGAACTGAGCACCTGACAACGTCTCTAAATGAACTGATCAGGATAGGACCTGGACATGTCTTAAAACTGTCCCTTATATTAAGGAGTGATATGTTTTATTTACTACATTCATCAGCAATTGTTTTACTAGTGTTACTGTCATACAAATTAGGCTATAAACAAGCCGTGAATAAAGAAAAGATAAATTTATGACTAAATATAAAGAGTGGAGAGTTAGCAATAGGACTTGGGTTTCTGTTGGATTCAATCCCCGCAGATTTGGATTAGGTTTTAGCGTAGACAGATACAACTTAAGCATAGACTTTGTTTGCTTCTGGATAAACATTGAATACTAATGAAATAGTAAGGATGTCTGTGCTTATGACTGAGATGGACACTGGCTTTATTCTTACCCCAGAATATAGAGAAGATATGATTAAGAGAATATTGGCTAAAGTAGAAGAATCTAACCATTAGTGCACCGCTAGGTGCATAGATTAGTTTACTCTTTCTACTTTTCGCCGAACTTAAAACCTCTATTTTGCGCCTTGACTTTACCGCCGATTTTCTAATTCTAGAATACGTTTCTTAAGAGGTTTGAGCATATGTAACACTAAGACAAAATCTAAGGCCAAGCCCACAATCAATCCAACAAAAAACCAAAGCACTCCCATATCCACCCCTAAAAGTATATTAATTTATTATATCGCATTACGTGTTCCATTGTTTGTATCTTTAACAGTAGCATTGATAATTTTAATTACCCTCTTTGATGATATTTTCTCACTACTAAATGCTTCTGTATAGCCATCTTGAGGCATGTCTTCTTTGGCTAAATACCGCCCAGGAAACTTATTACGAAAAACCTTTAAAACCTCCTGCTCTACAGACCTAGCAACTTCCCTATTCTCAAAATACCAATAGTCAATTAACATCCAGCCTTTGACCCTGTGCTGTGAATATCTACGATTAGATAGGTTAGATATGCCAACCTTGAACGCCTTTAGCGCTGGAGAATATATTAAGTATAGTAATGCTCTTTCCATTTATACATTATATCTTGACTTATCCCCCTTTGTTTGGTATACTGATACAAAGAGGAGTAACATGACAGCATTACTTATGATGTTTAGTTTTTTTGCAGGGTTTATTGTGTGCTACATTGGCATGACATATGGAGTTGATCAAGAGGGTACTTGGGTCAGCAACAAAGAATTTGATAGTGAGTAGTAGGACGGTCATCTGTGAAAAATGTAACAAAGAGATTGAAGTTAGATGGGGAATTTTTGCCAATCAAACCCTTTCAAGACACTATGGCTTGGAGCATAAATGAAAAAAAATAACAACGATAAAAATAAGATTAAGATAAAAAGATCTAGGAAAAATAAAAAACGATTGTTAAATAAGAAAAAAGAGTCTAATCTTTTAGGCCAGTATGAAATGCTTCGACAGTCATTGTTGTCTAACTCTATTCAAAGAATAACTGATGTAAAAAATGATGAGGCTAAATAGTGACTTCAGAACTACACAAAAAAATAACAAATATTCTTTTTGAAGAAATAGGCAAGATAAAAGTTCATATTATAGATCCAAACAGTTCTATCTTAGAAATTGAGTATGAACTTATAGCAGATAGAATTATCAATGAAATTGAGGACTTAAATGGATAAGCATTACTTTGAGTCACCAGAGTATTCTTCAGATGATTTAACTAGAGATGATTATGCAAAACAGTTTATTCCTGGACAAGATAGTTTTACCAAGATCCATGGCTCTGGTACAGATACAATTAAAATAGTTAAAAACTTTATGCCTGAAAAAGACATTGAATTAATCATGACTAAAATTAATTTTATGTATGATAGGGGTGAGCATAAAAATTTTAATCCAGCCATTGTGGATTCTAAAGTTTTAGAATACATAAAAAAAATCAAAGAAAAGTCCGAAAGTCTTTTTAATATAGAGTTAGACTATGATGAATATGCAAGTCCATCGACAAACTTTGATTCTTATCTTGCTGGAAGAACAAAAAACTTTGTTACTGCAGTTCATTCTGACAACTTGGATATTGATAAAGAAAAATATCAAAAATATAACTGGAGCGGTCATATATCAAATTTAATTTATTTAAATGATGATTATAATGGCGGAGAGTTGTTTTTCCCACATCATAATTTAAAAATTAAACCAGAGGCAGGGATGTTAATATCTTTTCCTGGGCACTGGTGGAATAGACATGGCATTCTTCCTGCCAGCGATACAAGATTTGCCATGTCTGTATTTTTTAAAATAAAAAATTTTGAATAGTGTATAATAATATAAAAGGAGACAATGTGAACTTAAAAAAAGCAAGTCAAAGCGTAGTAGCGTTATTTTTACTAATTGCTATTTTTGCTGGTATTTCAGCAGTTTATCTATTGGCTAAATAATGTCAAGAAGATCATCTGGCAGTTATAAAAGGCACGATGGATTTAATTCAGTTCAAATTAAAAATGGAATGATTGTTCGAATTGGCAAACATGGAAAAA